CGGCGCTTCGGGCCGTCCAGCTTGGTGGTGGACGCGATGGCGCGGCGCACCTTGCCCTTGCCTCCGAAACGCTCGGCGCGCCACGCCGCCTTCAGCTTGGCGATGTACGGCTTGGCCGCTGCGCGGATGGACTTCTTCCGCACCTGCTCGTTCAGCTTCGGCGGCAGCGCGCGCAGGGTGCGCATGACGTCGCGGTCCTCGACGGTCCATTTGATCACGGCACCACCTCTGATGCCTCGATCTGCAGCCGGCGGCGGCGGTACATGCTCTGCGCGCCGCGGATGTTGAAGGTACGCATGGTGCCGTGATCGTCGTACCGCAGCCGGCTGCGGCTGGTCACCCCGTCCAGCCACGTCGCCTCGATGGTCCAATCGGTGCGGACGCTCGGCCCGCCGTCATCCATGATCTCCACCGTGTCCATGCGCTCGAGGTTTGCGCGCACCTGGCCGATGGTCACCCACGACTCGGTGGCCTGCCCGAACGCATCCACCGTGCGCGTCGGGTTCTGCACGTCCATCACAAGCCGGTAGTAGCCGACGCCTGCCATGGGTCACCCCACCGCGTTCCCGTTGTGCATGCGGCGCACCGTCTCGACGAACATGGGCGACTGCGGCGACACCACGTCATCGCCGCGGAAGGCCTCGATGTGCGCCACCTCGACCTTAATGGCCATCCACTCCTCCTCGGTGAGGGTGAGCTCGTCCCGGTTCGTGGCCTGCTTCCACTTGCTGAGGACGGCGCGCAGCGCGACGGCGATCTCGGGATCGTCGTTCGTGTGCGGGCGCTTGAGCCAGCCGCGGAGGTCTGCGACGGTCGTTGGGAGCATCGGGCACCTCTAGCCAGGGGCGGCCCCCGAAGGGACCGCCCCCAGCACCGGCGGAGGAAGAAAGAAGGCTCAGGCGTTCGTGACCTGCAGCTGCACCATCGCCTTGCCCAGGGTGAAGGCGGCGTTGCCCCACCCGAAGCCGCGGAACACGATGCGGGCGCTGTTCGCGGCGGTGAGGTCATCACGACGCATCGTCATGCCCTCCCACTCGCGGATGGCGTACGACTCGCGGAAGTTGCCGAGCACGGCCAGGACGTTCTTGCCCGTGGTCGCCGTGGAAACGTGCGTGGGCAGGAAATCCGTGACGTACACCGGCAGGCCGAGCAGGAAGCCGCTGGCGCCCTGCGTCAGGCCGGCGTCCGAGCTCGGCACGAAGATGGGCACGTTGCTGCCCGTGGTCGCCGCGCGAATGTCGGCAACGGCCGCGTAGGTGTCCTTCGGCATGATCCACGCCGAGGAGCCCCAGTACGCCGCGGGCAGCTGCGTGTATCGCATGTCCATCAGCTTGGCGACCGTCGCCGCGGCGGTGACGGCGGCGGCACGCGTGGTGCCGGCGCTGGTCGCCGTGGTGATGTTGGTCGCCGACGCCTGGACGGTGAACAGCGCGTTCGACGGGCCGTTCGTGACGCCAGCCATGTAGCCCGCCTCGGTCATCTTGGCAAACTGGCGCATGAGGTTGTCCATCACCTCGGCCTCCACGTCGAAGTTGGCGCTCTTGATGAGCTGCTCCGACACCTGCGTCTTGGGCAGGATCGGCAGCGGCTTGAGCGACACCTCGGAGAAGCCGGGGTCGATGTCCGTGGCCGCGGTCGTGGCGGTGTCCGGCGGGCTCCACGCGTTCGTGTACTGCGTGGACTCCAGCGAGTTCCACCGCAGGGTGGCGTCGCCCATGCGCACGGTGCGGTAGTTGCACACGCGGCGCGCGATGCTCTCGGCCGAGGCGTACTTCAGGATCACGTCCTCGGTCTGCTTCGGGATCAGGATGCTCGAGCTCGCGGTCGAGATGATCTCGCGCTGCTCGGGGGCCGGGCCGCCGCGCAGCCAGCCGCGCCAGGCGTCCTCGTACTGCCGGCTGTCGCGCCACTCGTCGCGCGCCTCGCGGCGCTCGGCCACGCGCTTCGCGGGGGTCGCGGCGACCTGCACGCCGGCGTCGCGCTCGAGCAGCGTGGTGCGGACCTCGTGCAGCTCATCGATCTCGCAGGCGATGTCCATGCGCTGCTCGTCGCTCAGGCCCTCGGCGTTCTTGCGCTCGGCAAGCTCGGCGAGCTTGGCGCGCACCTGGCGGATGTTCATGTTCGTGGCCATGACGGTCGGTACCTTCTTGGGTTGGGGTTGCGGTTCAGGCTCGTTGCGCGCTTCGGCCAGGGTGCCGCTGTAGGCCCCCACCTCAACGACGCTGACTTCTCGGAGTTCGACGCGGCGCAACGTGCGGTCGCGTCCCTTCCATTCGTCTCCGCCCTCCGGGACCCGGAAGCCGAAGGACATCTCGGTGAGCAGCCCGCGGCGCACCTGGTCGAGCACTGCCTCGTCCCGTGCGTTCTCCCCGAGGGTTGCCGTGTACTTGAGGCCGCGCTCGTCGCTCTCCAGGACAAGCGTGCCGCTCTTGGTGTTCGCCAGCACCTGCTTGCTGTCGTGCATGTAGAACAGGCTGACGTTCGACTTCTGCCCGTCGAACGCGCCCGGCGCGATCTGCTCGCGGAACTCACCCTTGACGCCCATCAGCGGCTTGCTCCACGTGTTGTAGAGCGCCGCGTAGCCGGTCAGGGTGCGGCCCTCGACGCCTCCGATGTCCGCCGTGCGGACCTCAAGCTGCTGCTTCGGCATCGGCGTCCTCCTGCGCGTCCTGCGCGTTCTGGTTCGGATCGACGCCGCTGATGACGGGCTTTGGCTCGTCCAGGCCGTCGATGGGCGTCAGGCCCATGCGGCGGCGGGCGTCGTTGGGGGCGAGCACCCCGACCTGCACGAGCTGCGCATACGCGCGGCCGGCGGTGCGGAAGTCGCCGACGGTGATCGGGGTGAGGTCCGTGTGCAGGTTCTGCCCCGGCGGCAGGAGCTTGCGTGAGAGCTCCCGGTCGATCCCCGAGCAGAACGGTGCCAGGCAGTGCGTCGCGTAGGCCTGCGCAGTTTCGGGCTGGCTCCGACCTTCGCCCTGCCACAGCAGCTGCGGCGGAATCCCGAAGGCCCGCGCGACGTCCTCAACCCCGTGTTTCTTGGCTTCGAGCAGCCGGCCGGCGGCGTCAGCCGCGAGCTGCGCGCTCTTCATGCCCTCGCCGAAGAAGGCAGGCACGCCGATCTTGTCGCCCCCGTGGTGCTGCTCCATCCACTTCTCGCGCATCTCGGCGCGGGCCTTGGCGGTCAGCGGGCCGGGGTGCTCGATGGCCAGCTTGCCCACGAAGCCGGTCTTGGCCAGCTCCTCGGCCACCTGGTCGAGCACGGCCTGCGTGCTGAGCACGCGGCGGCACTGCGTGATGGGAGAAACGCCAAGCCAGGGCGACAGCGGGTCAGGGAACGCGCGGACGTGGATGAGGTTTGAATCATCCACCTCGACGTTGTTGATGAGGTAGCGGGCCTCGCCGCCCTCGAGCTTGACGTTTACCGCTGGCGGGTCCACCGGGTCCAGCGCCACCGGCTCGCCGGTGCCGATGTCGCGGCGAATCCACAGGTACCCGTTGCCGTAGGTGAGCGCGCTGCAGGCCAGCCAGCGGCGCAGCTCGAACCCGCTCAGGATCGACGTCTGCTCGCCCTCGAGCAGGTCCAGCACCGGGCTGTCCTCGACCACCGATCCGTCGCGCCGGCGGACGATGAGCTGCAGCCTGGCCGAGTCCGTCGAGATGAGCGAGATGGCCCGCATGATGGCGGGCACCGTGAGCAGGTCCGAGTTGTACGTCCGGACGAGATCGCCACCCCACACGATGACGGGTGCAGGAGCGAACAGGCGGAGGAACGAGCCGATCCAGCCCACGCACGCATGGTTAGCGCGTGGCCCTCACGCATCAAGGGGCTATGCAGGCATCGCGTCTACGGGGTGTACGCACTATCTCGCTTCACGTGCAGATTGTGTACGCGGCTTGAGTACTCCCCGTCTCATGTCGTTGAAACTGAGCGCGTTGCAACGCCTGCACCGCTCTGGCGGTCCATCGTCGCACGGCGGAAGCCTGGTTGCCTGCTCATCAACCCGCCAGCGCTTTCCGTCCCAAATTGCGACCACGAAATCACTGGGCAACCGATCCATGTCAGGCTTAGATCGCACGGTTCACCTCGCCGTTCATCGCGGACTCAAAGGCAAGAACAAGCAGGCGCAAGTGCTCGGTCGTGATCCACGTCTTTTCAGACAGATGCTCTATCCACGCAAGCAGTTTCGCGTGCGTATCAATCCGATGGAATGCAATCGAGTAGGGGTTTTCCTCGAAGTCGTGAAACTCCCTCCTCTCATCCACCAGGTTGATGGTGCGTGCCTTGTAGTCCACGAACAGCAACTCGTGGCCATCGTTAAGGATTTGCCGAATGTTGGACGGTTTAGATGCCATGTTGCCTCCTAGAAGCCGGGTTGTGACTCGTACATGCTGCCGCCCATGATTTCCATGTCGTGCAGGACACGGGCGGCCATGACCTGCGCGGTTACTGCGTCAATATTGGATGTACTGCGCTGCTTCACGGGCATGGCAAGCCCGGTGAGGCCCACATAGAGCCTGGCAGACGCGAGGCACGCCCGGAGAACCGGGTCGGGCTTGCAGCGTACCTGCTCGGACCTGATCCAGTTCTGCCATATGGCCCAGCCGCCGCCCATCCAGGTGATGGTCTGCGGGGCCCGGTGCCAGCGCCAGCCGTGCTTGCGCTCCATGGCCGCGGCCCAGGCGGACGCCTTGCCCACCGGGTCGGCCACAAACGCCTTGATCTCGTACCGCCGGCAGACGTCCACCAGGCGGGCTTCCACGGCGTCGAAGTCGATGGTTGGCCCCGACACGCTGAGGTGCCCGTCCGCCACCCACCGGCTCAGGGGCTGCCGGGTCGTGCGCTCGTCGTGTGCCATGTCCGCGCCGGCCCACCAGTGGTAGCCGCGGGTGTGGACCTTCACGCCGTCCCACACGGCCACGCACATGCTGGTGAGGTCGCATTGGCTGCCGTTGAAGAACCCGCCCTGGCTGAAGTCCACGGCCACGACGCCGGGGGCGCCCTCGAGCATGTCCCAATCCGTCTCCACGGACACGCGGTCTAGGAGCTCAAGCGGCAGCGCACCGGCCAGGTCATCGGTGAACGTCGCCAGCTCCTGCAGCCAGGCTTCCTCGCGGGCCTTCGGATCGCCCGTCGCCAGGGCGTTCCTGATCTTGGTTTGGATGTCCCGGACGCTGACCAGCACGCCGGCGGACGGGTTGGCGTGCCGGATGGCCTGCTCGCTCTCGGCGTTGTCCTGGGCGTCCATGCCCCACAGAAGCGCCCACCAGCCCTCAGGGAACGGCTCCCCCTGCTCGAGCGCCATCTCGCAAGCGGCCCAGTACGGCCACAGCTCCCGGCTCTTCTGCTCACGGTCGGGGGTGGTGATGAAGAGCATG